ATGAGTGGAAAAAGCGAATCTCTTGACGATCTGGAGTGCGACGCGCTGGCCTCGGCTAAGGGGTCGCAAGTGGCCGTTCGGAGAGTGATCCGCAAAGAATATGACTCACTCGCAGTTGAACAGCGCGGCCGGTTTAAGCGCATCATGGAAATGTGGTGCGAGGGGCATAAGCTTCCCGGCAGTATGTTCAACTATAATGAAGGGAGGACCTCAGCTGAGAAGCTGATGCTGCAAGCCTTCAAGGCATTCAAAGTTCGCCTTTATGGGTTTTGCCGCATCGTGGGAGGAGTGAATACCTTCATTATTGTAGATATCGATCCTGCTAAGAAACAAGACAAGGCGGATCCTGGAGTTCTGAAGCGTGCCAAAGGGCGTGTGGATGAAATCGGCAAAGGAAAAGGCAAATGAATCAAGTCGTCGACAGCCGCGAAGCTCCTACCTTCGCTGAAGAGGCTCTTGTCGTCGACGTGCAGATTTTCCTCCATAACCTGATGGAGGAAAAGGGTATGTCGCGCGCCAATTTGGCGAAGGCTATGGGTGTGTCCAGAGCTCGGGTTACCCAAATGCTGTCGGACGAATGTCAGAATTTGACGGTCCGACTTCTCGCGCGCGCTGCGCATGCGCTTGGTGAAACCGTCGAGCTGGATTGCGAGCATTTTCGTCTGAAACGGCAGGCTAAGGAAGCTGCGTCTGCGTCCGGAAGTGCAAACGTTTACCAAATTTGGTCTCAGATCGGAGAGGTTGATGATGTCGACGTCGTGCAATGCGACGTCGACGATCGTCTGCTGGGGTTCATCAACTCATCTCAAGAGAGAAGGGTGGCCTGATGAGTGACGTTGCGACCAAAACGTCTGACGCTACCGGGTTCTCTGGAGCAGAGTATAATGACGTCGCTATGGGCTCCCAGCTTGAGGCGATCAATATGCTCTCGACGAAATTCGAATCGTCGCCGGAAGTCTTCGGGGATCTGGAACGCATGAAGTTGGCGTACAATATCAAAACTCTTTCGTGCACACACAACACGGAAGATAACTTTGTCGCTGCTATCTTTCAGTACGAAGTTGAAGGTAAGACTGGTCGGAAGAAGGCCTTTAAGTGCGTTGCAGATTACGCTGTCCTCTATACTGTTCCTGAGAGTTCCAAACGGGAAGCGGCTATCGGGTTCTGCCGGAACGTCGGTAAGTACGCCGCTTATGCGTATTTCCGAGCTCTCGTTTCGCAACTCAGTTGGGGTGCCGGACTGAAGCTTCCGCCTTTGCCTTCGATCGCATCTACGGCGCACATCCCGAAGAAGAAGCCGGTTCCGACTGTTGAGGGGAGTGTTGCATGAGAAACACTAATGAGGACGCGGTCTTCCGAATATGCGTTTAACCATAGTGGTTACGCGATTGGGAATAGCACATGAACACTCAGAAGACTCCGACGCAGATCTCTCACCGTAGCTCCAAGAGCGGGCAGTTCGTCACTGAGAAGTATGCGAAGGCGCATCCGTCTAGTACCGAGCGCGAGAAGATTAAGCATCCCGAGCGTAAGTAGTTGTTTGGCAGCCCTCGTGCGGCGGGGGCTGCCAAACTCATTTATCAGAAGGTTCGCGATCCCTATCAATCGGGAGCGCTTGGCCTTCGATGCGCGCGATGTGTTCCCGTCGAGCCCGTGCGATCCGCAGAGCCTTCTCCCGATTCGCTTTATCGTAGATCTTCGTCGTCTTGATCTCGGTGTGGCCGGAGACCGCACGGATATCGACCTCGCCCGAATCGCCCAGCTCCGTGAGCCCGCCGTGCCGGAAGCTGGTGAACCGCAGGTCCTTTGGCAGCCCGGCCTTGATGCGGATCCTCTTGTGCAGCTTCTGCATGTAGTCGATGCCGTACGCCTTGCCGGTCCGCTCATCTCGCACGATCATCTCGCGCTCAGCCCCCTCGGTGCGCGGCGTGCGCGCCAGCTCGGCCTCGAGCTCAGGGTATAGCTCGACCGCTTCCGCCCCCTTGCCGTCGACCAGCGGGAGCGTGATCGACTTTCCGGTCTTCGACTGGATCACCGCGATCTGCTCGCCTGGCCGATAGTCCTCCCAGTAGAAGCCCCGCACGACCTTCTTGTCCGGGTCCTCGAACCCGAACACGTCGGTGACGCGCTGGCACGTCTCGAAGCAGAGCGCCGCGGCGGTCGCCATCGACTGGCGGCCCATGGCGCGCGCGGTCTCCCGATAGAGGTCGTACTCCTCGCGCGTGGCGGCCCGGTTTCCCTTGCCCGGCCCGGTGCTGATCTTGATCCCCATCCCCTTGAACGGGTTCACCTTCACGCCGGTGTGCTTCGAATAGCCCGGCCGGCAGGCGAGGCTCCACACCAGGCGGCAGACCTGCATCATGTAGGAGCCCTGCCGCTCGCCGTGCTTCGCCATGGCGCGCTGATAGAGCTTGTCGGCCGCCGGCCCATCGACTGCGCCCGCCTGGCGCTGGCCGAAGGTGCCGGTCTTCATCGACATCTCCTCGACGTAGCGCATGGCCCGCTCGTAGCCGATTCGTGTCTGGTGGCGCTTCTCGGTGAAGCGGTCCTGCTTGCGGTACCAGTCGAACAGCCATGCGATCGTGCCGTGCGGTACCTCCGCCTTGTCGCCCACGCGCCAGGCCTTGAACGCCTCGTTCAGCACGCGTGCGCGGACGATCACCTCGGCGACGTCGGTGCCCAGCGGCGTGCTCTCGACCGGGCACGTCTTGCCGTCGCGCAGCGCCTTGCGGCGGACCTTCTCGTCGGGAGAGGTGGCGAGCTTTGGATCTGCCCAGGCGGGGCGGCACCAGAAATAGGCCCGCCGCCCGCCGGCGAGCCGCCGCACGTTCACGTAGGCGGGCAGTCGCTCAGTCGCCATCGCCGAAATCCATGTCGTCCGAGACCTCGGCGAACAGCTGCCGCACCGCCTCGTCCAGCTGCACGCGCTCGGTGATCATCGCGCCGTTGCGCCCGCGCGGTCGGAACCGCACGACGCCCGCGCGCTCCCACTGGCGCATCTGCGCTTCGGACACGCTGGTATAGGCGAGCGCCATCTCGCGCGGCATCGCGGCCGGCCAGAAGGGCAGGGGCCCGTCGAGCTTCTCAGCTGCGCCCATGGCAAGCTTCTCCGTTCGAAGATGTTGCGCTAAGCTTTCGAGCAAGGAGGAGGCGCGGTGCGACCTTCATCCAGTCGGGCGCGCAGTTGCTATGCAAAGCGGAGCGATCGGACATGGATGACCTCTTCTGGAACCAGGAAGCTGGGCTGTCGCGAACCGTCATCATCGACGAGCTTGGCGGCTGGGAATTCTCGATGGGCGAGGACGTCGCCCAAGGGAGCCTCAACGAGATGTTGGACAGGTATCTCGCCCTCCCGGAGGACGAGCGCCTCAGGATGACGATCACGATCACAAGCGGTTTCCATCTTGAGGGGCGTGAGATCGACGCGCTTGCTGCGCGGCGTCAGCGAGAGCAGTCCGGAAGCGGCGGCTGAGCTGCAGGCGGGCAGATTGTAGCGATGCCAATACCGGTCCCAGCGCGTCGCCGCGCCTGCGGCCAGGACGGCGCAGGAAAGGTCACGCCCGTCCGGCAGGCGGCAGCGGGCGACGACGCGGCTATAGCTGGGCTCGAGCGCCTGGCAGGTGAGCCGACGGCGCAGCACCAGCGCGGAGACGGTCCGCTGGCTCGCCCGCGCGCGCGCGTCGCTGCACATATATCCGGCGCGGCGCTGGCGGCAGGGCTCGGCCGATTCAAAGTCGGGCGCCTGGACGCCGGCGATCCGCACCTTGGGTCCCTCGGCGCACCAGAGCGGTCCGTCGCCGTCGTGAACGCGGGTGACGGTGCAGGTGAAGGCGGAGCCAGATAGGGCGGCAGTGAGGAGCATGGTGATCATGCTTTGTTCCCTAGCACGCGCCGTGCGCGCTTAACTGTGCAACTGGAGTCCCGCCCCAAAGTGAGTGGCGTTAGTAGATTCCCTATGTCGATCATGATCTTAGATTAACCGAGGAGGGTAGCCGATCAGAGATGGCCGGAGTACGGGCTTTGACGAGATCGCAGCACACTGCCTTAGAAATCCTAGAGGAATTGGAGCGGGTCGCCGCTTCGATCAGCCAGTCCGATGAGGACCTGGAGCTTGATTTTCGAAAGCCCTTCCTTGCCGGTCCGCACTGGCCCTTCGCGCACAACTGGGATGTTCGCGTTGAAGTGCCGGACGGCCTAGAAGATCTCGCGTTTCGCGCGATCGATGATGTGGCTTGCAGATGGGACCTTAGTCCGGCCTGAGGTCCGACGCGGCGCGGATCACATGGGCAGGCGGATCGTTGACCTTGCAGCTTCCCTCGCTGCCGAAGGAAAATCATGGCCAGGTCGACGCACTCCGCTGAGGAAATCCAGCTCGAACTCGAGCGCGTCGCAAAGAGGCTCTCTGCCGATAGTGAAGAGAAACGCATCCGCTTCCGTCTCCCCACTCTGGTGGAGGAGGAAGAAGAATGGCCATTCGAGCACAATTGGGACGTCGTGGTCGAATGCACGGAAGGGTTCGAGGACTTTGTCGCACGCGTGGTCGACGACGTCGCAAACCGCTGGGATCTTGAATCCGACTGAAGTCTCAACGCCGCCTCCCATCCCGGCAGGGCGCGCAGCGGCCACGGACCAGCCGCGGGCTGTCGTCGCCGCATTCCTCGCACTCGCCCGGCGCGCCGACGGGGATCGGCTGCCGCGCCGCGCGCAAGCTGCGCTCGAGGTGCTGCTCGTTAAGCTCGTTCGCCAAGTCGATCGTGTCAGCCAAGGGCGGCCTCCTGAATTGTGGTGGCGGTCATCCTTGGCCACCCGTGACCGCGAGGAACACCAGCAGGCCGGCCAAGATCAGGCCCAGCGCCGCGCCAGCGATGGCGCGCAGCTTGCGGCGGATCATTGGCGCCAACCTTGATGGGTGCTCCGGCCGGCCTCCGCGGCCGGAGCGAGGGTGCGCGCTTGTGCGCTGCTTGCGACCACGAGGGGGGTAGCGGAGGCCACCTCGGGGGATGCGTGCTGGTACGTCGCGGCGACGCACCGAATGAGCATGCTGGCGATCAGGAGAGCGCCTAGGACGCAGACGCCGCCGGAGAAGGAAATCCTCACTTCGCCCTCCGCTGGTCAACGAGCTGGCGGTTGGCCGGATGCGGCTCCTCCGCCCAACCGTCCTGCATGACGATCTTCACGTCGCCGTTCGGCGCGATCACGCGCAGGCGCTTGTCCTTGGTGACGGACAGCACCGGGCAATCGAACTGGAAGACCTGCGGGACCGAGCCGCGCCGGTGGCCATCCTCGCGCTGCGTCGCTTCGCGATAGACAGTCACCACCTTCGCCGGGTTGCTGGGATCGATGCCGCGTCGCGTCATCCCGCCCACCTGGGCGCGCGTGAAGCGATCCTCAGGAGTGTCGCCCCAGCCGATCCACGGGCTCCAGCCGGAGGGCGACAGGTTGAGGTTCTCGGGCTGCCGGGGGAAGGTCACCGCTGCCACCACCGGCGCGCGGGGCGCTCCCGGGTCTGCTCGACCTTGAACGGCGCACGGCGATCGGCGGCGATCCAGACGCCGCCCCAGCGGCTGGTCTGCTCCGGGCGCTCGCTGGCGCGGACGCGAGTAGGTGCGACCTTCACTGCGCACCGCCTTCCTGGCTGGAACCGATCGCGCGGGCGTTGCCGGCGAGCAGCTTGGCACCGTTCAGGTAGATACGCACGCCATTGAAGATTTGCTTCGCCAACATCGAGCGGGCGATGGCATCGTTCGTGCTGATCTTGCCCTCGCGGAGCGCCTGGAGATCGCCGATCAGGCCTTCGATCACCTGCGGCAGGCCGAGCTGCTCGGACACCGGAGCGCTTTCGTAATCACGCTGCATGCTTGGTCTCCCACTGCACGCGCGCGGCGGCACAGTGCAGGTATTCGGCGACGGCGAAGCCGCGCATGACTTCGCGGCGATCGCGGAAGGAGCCGCCAGTCGGCGTGCCGTGACCTTCACGATAGTCGCGCTCGCAGCGGAAGCAGATCGGCGCGAGCGGCGTATCCCGACCTCGACCGTGCCACCGCATGTCGACGACGCGCTCGCACAGCTTGCATTGAAAGTCGGGGAGGTGGCCGATCATGCCGCCACCTGCAGGTTCGAGACGACCCGCCCGCCGTCGCGCTGGCACGAGTGCAGGAACATCGCGGCCTGCACTGGATCGGAAAACCGATAATCTGTCACGCCCGGCGCGCCGCTGCGGAACAGCGACACGAACCACGGACCGTCGCCAACCACGCGCTCGGCATCGAGCGCCATGTTGATCAGCTCGAACAGCACCAGGCCGGACATGCCCAGGCGCCCGGCGCGAAGGTCGATGCCGTCCATGTGCTGCTGCACGCGGGTGCCGATCGGCGCGCGGCGCGGATCATCGAGTGCCATGCCGACCAGCGGCCGGGTGATTGCGCGGATTGCCAGCACGTCGTCGCGGAAGTCATCGACTGCCTGCAGGACGTCTGGGTCGCTGAGTGAGGGATGCTGGTGCACCTGAAGCTCCTTTGCCAAGCGCGGCGATGCAGCCGCTGGGCATAGGAGCCTCTATAGCTCACCTTATAAGACAGTCAATAGGTAATCCTATGGATCAATCATCAGGCGGGATATAATCCGGCCAGAAGCCGCTATCGTCGGCGTCGGCTTCGGTGGAGCTCTCCACCTGCGGAAGGGGTGGCAGTGCCGGCTCGTTGTCGATCCCAATCCTGATGACGGCACCCCAATCCGTGGCGCCTTGGAAGATGGCATGCAGCGTATGGCCCGCTCGCAGCAGCTGAGCCACGTAGATCGCTCGCTCCGAGGTGATGTAGCCGATTTGCACGCCTCTGGCGCTGAGCACTGCTATCGCATGCTCGTCGTACTTGTTCTTCGGCTCTGGCAGGAGCGTAACGGCCTCGCCACGCTCGCACAGCATTACCTCGAACTTGCGGCTGCTACCGTCAGCATTCGGATATGCTGCGCCGACCACGGATAGACTCAGGGCTTCGATTGCCATGGGTGCAATCTTGCGCGCTTAGATGCGCCTGCCAATCCAGATCACGCGCCCCACGACGTGCATCTCGTCCTCGTTGGCCGCAATCGGTCGGACGGAAGGGTTGTCGCTCATCAGCTCGAACGTTCCGCCCGGAAGACGGCGCACGCGCTTGATCATACCTAGGCCGCCATAGGTGACCGCCCAGATACGGTCCGGCCGATCAATGATGCGCTGCGAGCCGTCGATCAGCACGACATCTCCATCGCGGAGAGTCGGCTCCATGCTGTCACCGTCGCCTTCGGCGACAAACAGCTTTTCGAGGTTGCCCGCAGAGACGGTCCGGAGCCACTCGCGATCAAAGGCCCGATTGCCGCGCTGCTCGAAAACCTCAAGGAATGACCCGCTGCCCATGGCGAAGTTCATTTCCATCTCGGGAACGAGCCATAGGCCGAGCTTTTCGGCGATCGCCTGCCTGTCATTTCGGCCCAGCGCGCCCTGGTTGGGATCTTCCGTCTCACCGAGCAGCCACGCCTCGGTTGTATCTAGCTGGATAGCGATGTCGCGCAGGTGCTTGGAACGCTGCACGCCGCCGTTGAAGATCGCGGAGATCGTCGGTTGCGAGACGCCGATAGCGCGCGCCAGCGCGCTCTGGCTCATCCCGAGCTCCTTCATCCGAGCAGCTAAGCGTTCACCCAGTCCCATAGGTGGGGTTCTATAGACGGCACTATAGGATGGAACCAACGCTTCCCTATTGACTGCGCTATAGGCTGGACTATACATGGCGGATGGCACACGACGCACTGGTTCGCGCCCTTGAGGCAGTAGGTGGGCAGGCCGCCCTCGCAAGGGCGGCCGGCGTGTCCCAGCCCTCCGTCTGGCATTGGGTCCACAAGTCGAAGCGCGTGCCCGCTGAGTACGTGCTCGCTGTCGAGGCGGCCAGTTGCGTATCCCGCCATGATCTGCGCCCCGACTTGTACCCTCGCGAAGAGGCCCAGGCAGCATGATCGCGCTCGACCACGACGCGGCGATCCGCGCCCGGCTCGCCTCCCACTGCTCGCGCTGCGGCGTGGGCGGCTGGCACCCGGACGCCGCCAGCTGCACCATTCAAAATTGCGGCCTCTCGGTCGTCGGCGATGCCCCCCTGGTCGCCGATGGCGCGTCGGGAGCGGGCGCGGATCTCCCCTCCCTGGCATCCGCGCCCGTCTTTCCCGCTGATCTCGATTCCCCTGTTCATTTCGAAGGCGGTACACGATGAACGATCGCAAGATCTCTTGGAGCGATGGCGAGATCTCGCAATCGGTGAACGCCGCCCAGATGCGCATGTTCGATCTGGCTTATCGCAAGCACGGTTTCAGCCGGAAGATCCTCCACCTCGAGACAGGCATCCCGCTCTCCACGCTTAAGTCGTGGGAGGGCGGCATCTCGATGCCGATCGAGGGCGCGGTGTTGATCGCCGGAGCGAAGGGCTTTCCCAACGAGCTGCTCAGCCTGCTGTTCGAGCCTGCCGGCAAGACGGTCAGCGATTCCGACCAGGACGAGACCGACATCGACGACCTAGCGCTCTCCGCGCTGGACGTGCTCGGCAAATATATCCGCTATCGCCACCCCGAGAGCGCTGGCGGCATCCGCCTGGTGCCCGGCGAGGTCGAGGACATTCGCCATAGCGCCGCCGGCTTCTGCGACCGCGCGAACAAGGTCGCCTGACACCAGAGGATAACCGCCGGCGCGGGGCCGGCTGAAGGAGTGCACCATGATCGCTACCAATGGCGCGGCGGCTGCGCAGGCAGCTTCCGCGAGCGCGTCTTTGCGCGCCGAAAAGGAGCGTTACCCGTTCCTTTGTCACCGTACCGTTGCCGAGGTCTGGGCCGACTGCGGCGCGCCGCGATGCGTGGGCGGCGTCTGGCGCATGGAAGACTTGCGCGTCTCGGCCGCGCGTCACCCGATCGATGGCTTCGTGTTCATCCCCATCGAAGCGCGCGTCGGCGTCGCAGAAGCCGAACAGTGACGCGCCCGGCGATCTTCGAAGCAGCCCGCCGCCTGTCGGCCTGGCTGCGCCGCGCCCGGCTGAACCGCGACCTCGATCGAGCGCTCGCCGAGCGCCGCCGCGCCCGCGCCGCCCGCCAGGCTGCCGCCCGCAAGGGCGAGGCCACCAAGTTCCACAACCGCGTCACCGCTCTCAAGCCCGTGAAAGGAGAACACCGTGAACACCACGCCTGAACGGGGAACGGCACTCCCGCCGATCCCGCCCGCCGACGGGGGCCGCATGCCGCCCGCCGCCAACACCTTCGGGGACTTCGTCCGGTTCCTCGAAGACGGCCAGTTCGATGCCGAGCTGACCGAGGTGATGAAGAGCCTCGCCGGAGAGATGGCGAACGCAGCCATCGACAGCGGCGGCAAGTCGAAGGGCAAGCTGACGCTGACCTTCGACTTCGCCCTCGAAGGGCGCGTGTTCAGCATCGCCGCCAAGCACAAGGTCGACCTGCCGGTCGCCAAGCGTCCGAAGTCGGTCATGTGGACCACCGAGGACATGCGCTTCACCCCCAGCAATCCCGCGCAGGGCCACCTGTTCGGCGTCCGCGAAGTCGGCGGCGCCGGCGGCTTCCGCGACGCCTGATCTCCAGAGAGGAACATACAATGGCAATCGCAGACATCACGACGACCTCTGGCGGCGAGTTCGTCCAGCAGGTCCGCAGCTTGGTCGAGGACTATGTCCAAGCCGACGTGATCCCCGTTCTCGAACCCTCGACCGGCGTTGAAGCGCTTGTCGTCCAAGCAGGCGGCACCGTGACGCCGCTCGACCCGAAGGTCTTCGACGCCTACCGGACCGAGCCGCGCTTCCGTCACGGCACGGCGGTCATGCTCTCGCTCGACAGCCTGATCGCGCACGTCAACCGCTTCAAGGATACTGATTCCGTCGTCTTCGCGAATGACGATCGAGCGAAGCCATCGCTTACAGCCGTGCTCGACTATCACCGCGACGGCGCCGAGGCGGACCCGCGCTTCGGCAAGCACCGCTCTGTCTTCGAGTTCCCGCTCTCGGACGAGTGGAAGGCCTGGGCCCAGGCGAACGACGAAAAGATGACGATGGCCGAGTTCGCGGCCTTCCTCGAGAACCGCATCATCGACGTGCTCTATCTGATCCCCGGCGAGGACACGCTCCCCGAGGATCTGCAGCGGCTGGTCGATACCCTCGGCGGCCCGGACACGATCGCCACGCCGAACAAGCTGATGGAGCTCGCCCGCGGCCTGCAGGTGAACGACGAGGCGATTGTGCAGGAGGCGGTGAACCTGTCGAGCGGGGAGGGCGTCGTGCGCTTCCAGGCGCGGCACACCGACGAGCATGGCGCGCCGCTCAAGGTGCCGTCGCTGTTCCTGATCGCCATCCCGGTGTTCCGCAACGGCCCGCTCTACCGGCTCGCCGCCCGGCTCCGGTACCGCGCCGCCCAAGGGCGCCTGACCTTCTGGTTCGAGCTTTGGCGCACCGACCGCACCTTCGACCATGCCTTCAGCGAATCGCTCGAGCGCGTCCGCGTCGAGACGGCGCTGCCGGTGTTCGTCGGCAAGCCTGAAGCCTGAGCAACGATCGCGCCGCCGGGCTCGCCTGGCGGCGCAAGCCGACCACCCGCACGAGTATCGCAATAGATGATCGTAGAGCTTCCTTGGCCGCCCCGCATTCTCAGCCCCAACGGGCGCGGGCATCACATGGCCGTTCATAAGGCGAAGAAGAAGGCCAAGCGGGTCGGCGGCGAGGCGGTAATAGCGGCTGGCCGGCCGCGCTTCCCCAACGATGCGCCGCTCGCCGTGACCGTGACCTTCCACCCGAAGACGCGCATGGCGCCCGATCAGGACAATGCCATTGCCAGCCTGAAGGCCTATCTTGATGGCATCGCTGCGGCGCTGGGCGTCGACGACAAGCTGTTCCGCCTGCAAGCGCCTATCATAGCCGAGCCGGTGAAGGGCGGGCGCGTGCTCGTCTCGATCGAGATCGCCTGAAGCATGAGCGTGATCGCCACCGCCCTGAAGCATCTCATTGCAGCCGGCGTTTCCGGCGACGACCTCGTGCGCGCAGTCGCCGAGATGGAAGCTGTTGCGCTCGCCCAACTCGCTGCCGAACGCCCGGTGGAAGACACGCGCTCGGTCAGCGCTCGGCGACAGGCGCGATATCGGGAGCGCCTGGCGGAGCGTAACGCGGAGCGTAACGAAGCGTCACAAAGCGTAACGGGTGACGCTTTTGTTACGGTCGACCCCTCCCCCAATAAAAGCCCCCCACACCCCCAAAAATTAACCCCCACCCCGCACACGCACGAGGGCCGGGCGCACGATGCGCCTGCGACGCCCCGAGCCTGGGCTTGCCCGACCGGCGTGGACCCGAGCCACTGGCGGGACTTCCGGGCCAATCGCCGCAAGAAGCGGCTCACCGACACCGAGACGGCCTACGCCGCCCAGCTCAAGCTGATCGAGCGCTTCGCCACCGCCGACTGGCCGCCCGGCCGGCTCGTCGAGAAGGCAGCCGAGAAGGGCTGGGGCACGATCGTCGATCCAACCGAATACGAGGACCAGGGCAATGGGCACCGAACAGCAAACCACCGCCAACACCGCGCTCGCACCGGCAGCAACGGCCTGCTCGATGCCGTCATTGACGCCGAGCGTCAGGATCGTTTTGGCCCGCGCCACTGAGGCCGGCGCCGTGTTCAGCGCGGGCGACATGGCGCTGATCGAGCCGATCGCGAGAGCTGTGGCGCCGTGGAGGCCGGCCGAGGAGCGGACGATCCGCCAATCCATCGGCGCGCTCTCGGCTGCCCTTCCGTCGCAGGCGACAAGCGAGATCGCCGGACGCCTGAAGCTGAACGCCTATGTTTCTGCGCTCGGAGGGTGCGACGAGGCGGCGCTCGCCTATGCCTGCCGGCGCTGCCTCAAGGAGCTCGACTGGTTCCCAACAGTGCACCAGATCGAGGAGCGACTGAAGGCATACGTCAGCCCGGAGCAGCACGCGATCAACGTGGCGCGCTACATCCTGCGGAACGGCAAGCGCGAAACGGTGGAAGAACCGTGCGGTCCGGTCACCGACGAGCAGGTCCGGCGGATGAGCGCCGAGCTGCGCCGGATGGGTCTCGGGCTGGGGCACATCACTCAGGAGCAGCTCGACCGTGTGATCGCGAAGGAAAGGGCTGAAGCGGCGCCGGAGCAGCGCGCCGCGTGAGAATGAGAACAAAGAGTGATTCGGGCGCGGGTTGGGAGTATTGGAGTGGTTGAGATGAGCGGGACGATGGGCGCGGCTGGCACCTGGTGCATTCTGCTAACGAGCGGCGGGCGCACTTTGCCGCTGATGCGCTCACTGGCGGCCGCCGGGTTTGATGTCTGGACACCTGTCCGCACGATTCGACGTCCCGCGCCTGGGCAGCGGCGGCGCCTCGTTATGGATCAGCGCCGCAAGCTGATTGATGTCGATTTTGCTATCCTGCCGGGGTTTGTATTCGCACGCGCTCACCAGCTTGATGACCTTGCACGCGCGTCAAAAGCCGACGTCAGTTCACATCCGCCTTTCTCTGTCTTTCATCAGGCAGGAAGAGTCCCTTTGGTGCGGGAGTGCAGCGTGCTTGGCCTCCGATGCGCAGAGCGCGATGCGGCAACGGCACGGCAGGCAGAGTTAGCCGCTGAATCTCGGGAGGAGGAGCGTCGCGCCCGAGCCGAGCGCCTAAGAACCGAGAAGGAGAGGCGAAAATCGTTACGTCGCGAGGTGAAGAACCTCGTTACTGGGGCTGAGGTGACCGTCAGAGGCGTCCCAGCTTTCGATGGTTTGGTGGGCGTGGTGCTGAAGGGGCAGGGCGCTAGCGCGGTAGTCGAATTCGGAGGCTCACTACCCGTCAGGATTGAGGCTTGGCAGCTATTGCCGTTCCATCGCAACTAATTTGTATGTCCCGCTACTTGCATGTGTCTATTGACCCTATCAGCGGTGTCTCATAGCTAGGTAAAATGCAGAGCAGCGCATATACAGGGGAAATTAGATGGCGAAGCTACCTATCACCAAGCTTCTTGCGGTTGCCTTGTCGATTTACTCTCCGGCAGCAGGAGCGGCAGTAATAATTCAAAACATGCATGCGTCTGGCTATATAATCGAGGGCAGTGTAGCCGAAGGATATGGTGAATACTTCAATAACTATGCGAACTTAGCCGGTAAAAAAGTGACGATCGACATCACTACGACATACACAGGGACGGATATATTCGACAATCTGGTTAAATTGAAGTTTAAGATAGACACACCAGATGTATATACATACTATTTCTCTCTTCCGGGTGCCGATCCCGACAGCGGAAAGTACTATTGCGGTTGTGACGGAGAGTATGACCACGGCGAGGCGATCGGATATGTAGGCACTGATTTGCCAACGATCAAAGATGGTACATTCATATGGGACCCGTCGGTCGCTCAGGCGTTCCTCCACCTGAAAGGTCCTGTAAGCGGCTCAACTTCCTTTGGTCCTGTAGTACCGGCTCTTGTAGGCGATCTTCAAACATCGCTATCTAGCAATCTTGGGGGTGGCAATGCCTCCTTCAGCTTCGTGCTCACCGATGTTAAGGCAACACTGGTTGACCTTAGCGCGGTACCAGAGCCAACGTCCTGGGCAATGATGTTCGGCGGTTTCGCGATAATTGGTGGCGCCATGCGTCGTCGTCGAACACTCACCGAGTTTAGCCGCGCTGATTAGCCTCAGTTGGCGGGGCGCACTTGGGTGACCGCCTCGCCAACTTTCTCGCGGCTGCGAGCGATCTGTATCTTGCACGACCTAGATCGATCTGGTACAAAGCCGGAACATTGTCATTGCCACGTCGATGGCGTCCTTGGGAAAGACGATCTGGGGCTCGACCCTTGCGCATCCCATCCAACTGGCCAGTGCGCACCGCGCTTGGGCGGGAATGCGAAGCTATGAAAGCCTGATGCCAAGCCGCCCGCCGCAGCTGCGCGCTACTGTCGCACGCCCCACGAGCAATTGGGATCTTCGAAAGAGCCGGCATGAGCGCGGCTATGGTCGCGAACATGATACCATGCGCCGCGTCGTTCTCGCTGAAGAGCCACTGTGCCGACTGTGCCGCGCCAAGGAGCCGCCCCAGTTCACGCCCGCGACGATCGCCGATCACATTCGACCTAAGGCTGAGGGCGGCACCGACGAGCGCGAGAACTATCAGGGGCTCTGCGATCGGTGCAGCAAGGCCAAGACGGCGCGAGAGAGCGCCAGAGCGCGCCGTCGCGCGCCCTGATACCCGGGCGGGGGGGGGGGCAGAAATCGACACCCTGCCGCCGCACGTACCGCTCTCGGGGCCTTTTTTCGCGCGTGCAGATTAAACTTTCGGGTGCGAATTAAATTCCGGAGGCGAGGATGAAGCGAGGCCCGAAGGCCGAACCGCCGGCCTCCAAGCTGGCCCGCGGCACCTTCCAGCCGGCGCGCGACGCACCGAAAACCGAAGTTCTCGTGCCGGGCGATCCCCCGGTGATGCCGGATTATCTGACCGCTGGCGCTATCGATGTCTGGCAGGAAGAGCTTGGCCGCGTGATGGCGGCGGGCACCGCCGAAATCGATAGCTCGCTGTTCGCCCGCTATTGCTCGCTCGAAGCGCTGGTGCGCGAGGCGTTCGCCGAGGGCGGGGAGCCGCCGCCGGCGGCGTACCTCACCGTCCTGCGCCAATATGCTGAGCTGCTCGGCATCGCTGGTCGGAAAAGCCGGGTCGGCAAGGTGGGCGATGACCCGATCAAAAACCGGAACCCGTTCGCGCGCAACGGGGCGAGGGCGCGCGGCTAAGCCGGCGCTCACATTCGAGCCGACCGGCCACGACCGCAACTATTGCGAGATCGCGCTCGCCTACGCGCGCACCGCGGCGGGCGACAAGCGGCAGGAATCGCATTGCAAATGGGTCCGGCTGGCCGCCCAGCGGCATCTGGACGACCTGAAACGGGCGAAAACCAAGGCGTTCGAGTTCTACTTCGATCCTTGGCACGGCAACGATATCTGCGACGTCATCGAGAAGCTGCCCCACATCGAGGGCAACTGGTGCGTCTGCCCGCACGCCGCGGACGATATGCACACCGATCGCTGCGGCAAAATCGACCTCGAGGCGGCCCAGATCTTCATCCTGAGCACGGTTTTCGGCTGGCGGCGGAAGGGAAGCGGGCTGCGCCGCTTCACGATGGTCTACGAGGAGGTCGCGCGAAAGAACGCGAAGTCAACGAAGACCGCCGGCGTCTCGCTATACTGCCTCGCATGCGAGAACGAGACTGGGCCCCAGGTCCTCACCGTCGCGACGACGTTCGACCAGGCCAAGAAGGTGTTCCACCCGGCCAAACGCATGGTGGAGAAGACGCCGGACCTTCAGGAGGCGTTCTCGCTGATCGCCTGGGCCAAGTCGATCGAGTGCAAGGACAATGGCGGCTACATGCAGCCGCTTCATGCGAAGTCAAAGAGCCAGGACGGGCACAATCCGCACCTGGTGACGCTCGACGAGTTCCACGCCCACAAGGATCGCGGGCTCTTCAACGTCATGCGATCGGCGTTCGGCGCCCGCAAGCAGCCGCTGATGTGGATCATCACGACGGCGGGATCGGACATCAACGGGCCCTGTTACGAGGAGCGAGCTTTCGCGACCAAGGTGCTCGAGGGCACCATCGTCGCCGACCATTACTTCGTGATCATCTTCACCCTCGACCGCGCCGAGGATTATGGCGACGGGCGGAAGAAGGGCGACGACCCCTTCGACGAATCGAAGTGGTGCAAGGCTAACCCGCTGCTCGGCGCCGCGGTGCAGATCTCGGAGCTTCGGCAGTACGCGATCGAGGCTAAGTCGAACCCCGCCGCCGAGGGAGAATTCAAAACCAAGCGCCTGAATATCTGGATCGGCGCGCTCTCCGCTTGGCTCAACGTCACCCAGTGGAACGTCTGCGGCGACACCAGCTTGGCGCTCGACGATTTCGCCGGGCTCGACTGCTACATCGGTGCCGACCTTTCGAACGTCGACGACCTCTCCGCGCTGGTGCTGGCCGCGATCGACGGCGAAGGGCGGTTGCTGGTGAAGCCGTGGTTCTATGTGCCGGAGGCTCGGCTTCAGAGCGTCGATGCATCCGTCAAGCAGATCACGGAGCTCTACAAGCGGTGGGTAGCCGGCGGGCACATGACCGCCACGCCTGGCGATTTCATCGACCACAACGTCATCGAGGCGCAGATCCGCCAGCTTAAGGACAAGCTCGCCGCACGGAAGGCGACGTTCGATCAGTGGAACAGCGGCCTCGCCATGGCAGCGCGCCTCAATGACGACTTCGGCGAGCCCGAAAACCCGTTCGGCGTCCAGATGGCGAAGAACGCGCGCAACTACACGGACCCCGCCAAGGCGATCGAAGCGCGGGTGAAGGCTGGACCAGCTCGGTTGCGGCACGACGGCAACCCCGTGATGGCCTGGATGGTCGGCAACGCCGTCGCCGATCGCCGCACCGACGGCAGCATTCTGCCGAAGAAGGAAACCGCGAACAGCGCCAACAAGATCGACGGTGTCGACGCGATGATGAACGCCGTCGCGCCCATGCTTCTGATTGAAGACGCCGCGCCGGACATATCGGCGATGATCGCCTGAAAGGGACAACCATGACCGTAATCGAGAAGTCGGTCGCCACCCCTGCGGGCGACGATCCGCTCGTCTATGTGATGAGCGACGAGACCGTCGACCGCTATGGCGACATCGTCGAAGCGCGCGGGTGGAGCCTCGTCAACTTCTCGAAGAACCCAATCGCACTGTTCGGGCACGATTCGAAGTTCATCGTCGGCAACTGGACCGACGTGAAGGTGATCGGCGGGAAGCTGATCGGGACGCTCAAGCTCCTTCCGGCGGGCGTGTCGCAGCGCCTGGACGAGATCCGCGCTGCGGTGGAAGCCGGCGCGCTTCGCGCCGTCTCCGTGGGCTTCCGGCCGATCGAGGCCGAGCCGATCGCGAACGGCGGAACCCGGTTCAAGCGCGCCGAGCTGGTCGAATGTTCGTTGGTGAGCATTCCGGCAAACCCGAACGCCATTCAGCTCGCAAAGAGCCTCAACCTTTCCGACGGTGCCCAGCGCACGATCTTTGGCAAGTCCGCCGACGAGATCGCCGCTCTTCATCGTGGATGCCCTGGCGAGCACGCCGCACCAACCAAGAACCAGAGGAATCCCATCATGAAGACGCTTTCCCAGCGCATCGTCGATGCGCAGGATGAAGTCGTGCAGCTGCGCGACAAGCTCACCGAGCACGTCAAGGACGACAACGCGGACCCGGTCGTGACGGAGGAGCTCTCGTCGCAGATCGAGCAGAAGGAGACCCTCATCCTCTCGCTCAAGCGAGCCGAAGGGGCTCTCGCGGTTAAGAGCGCGGCTCCCGCGAATGCCGGTGCGGCGACTGGTGCCGGCGGCGCGCCCCGGGTTTTCGCGAGCGCAGCCAAGAAGACCGCACCGCAGGACCTCCTGATCCGCGCCGCGGTCGTCCAGGTCCTGAGCCACATCGAACGTCGCTCGCTGCACGACGTGTTGGTCAGCCGGTACGGCGAAGACGACACCGTCAAGACGATGCTCGAGTTCACCACCAAGTCCGCCGTTGCGCCTGCGACGACGACCGCCACTGGGTGGGCGGCTGAACTCGTGCAGACCGCCACGCTCGACCTCATCGACAGCCTCACGGCAAAATCGATCTACCCGGTCCTCCGCGACCTGGGCGGCCGCTTCACCTTCGGCCGTAATGGCGTGGTGTCCATTCCGGCTCGTGCCTCGACGCCGTCTATCGCCGGGTCGTTCGTCGGCCAGGGTGCCCCAATCCCCGTCCGCCAGGGCGCGTTCACCGCATCAACCCTGACTCCGAAGAAGATGGCGGTGATCACCACCTTCACGCGCGAAATCGCGGAGAAGTCCACGCCCGACATCGAGCAGGTCCTCCGCGCCGCGATCCAGGAGGACACCGGCGTCGCGATCGACACGGTCCTCATGGACGCGAACGCCGCCACCTCGGTCCGCCCGGCAGGTCTCCGCAACGGCGTCACCGGCGTCACTGCGGCTACCGGCGGTGGCTTCAATGCGCTCGTCGCCGACCTCAAGGCGCTGGTGGGAGCGCTGATCGCCTCGTCGAACGGCAACGTTCGCAACCCGGTGTGGATCATGAACCCCGTTCAGGCGCTCTCGATCTCGCTCACCCAGAACGCGGCCGGTGACTTCCCGTTCGCTGCGGATCTGCGCAACGGCATCCTGCTCGGCTACCCGGTGGCACAGTCCGCTACCGTCGCCACCGGCATGGTGTCGCTCGTCGACGCTGCCGACTTCTTCGCGGCCACCGGCGACGAGCCGCGGTTCGACGTGTCCGATCAGGCGACGCTGCACATGGAGGACACCTCTCCGCTGGCAATCAGCGCGACGGGCACACCCAACACGGTCGCAGCGCCCGTGCGCTCGCTCTTCCAGACCGACAGCCTGGGGCTGCGCATGATCCTCGATCTGAACTGGACGATGCGCCGCTCGGGCATGGTGGCCTTCGTGACCGGCGTGACCTGGTGACGTTGCACCCGTCACCCACCGGGTGGCGGGATCGCCCATCCTGCAATGTGGAGTTTCCCATGACTGACCAGACCACGGACGCATCCGCCAAGGCGGACAAGGCCACCACCGAAAATGCCGACGACATCCGCGCGAACGCGGTTGCCGCGATGGAAGACATCGAGGCGACGGAGCCGACGCCCACTCAGGCGGAGCTCGACGCGATCAAACGTGGCGAGCACCATAGCAAGGCGTCCTACAAGACGCGCCAAACCAAGGCCTGAGCAAGATGGGCCTTCTCGCAAAGACCCTCTCCGTGTTCAGCCGGAAGGCTGGCGAGGGAGAGTATCGGGAAGGCCCATACTCTCTCCCGGTCACTGGTGGCATGCTGCCCGCAGACGCAGGACAGTATGCCAACTGGTGGCAGCTGGGATTTGACGTTCAGAGCAGCGGCCGGTCGGCCATGGTAGAGGCGTGCATCGCCTCCTATGCGCAGACCGTCGCAATGTGCCCCGGGCAACACTGGAAGTGGTCGAAGAGCGGCGGACGCGAGCGCGTCGACACTTCCGCCTTGGTGCGGATCCTGAAGAAGCCGAACGACTACCAGTCGATCTCCGATTTCCTGATGAACTTGGTGCGCGGCCTGCTCGACGATGGCAACGCCTACGCCCTGGTCATCCGCAACGCCCGGTTCGAACCCACCGAACTGCACCTGATGAACCCCCGCCAATCCGCCGCTCAACTGGCGGTAACCGGCGACGTCTTCTACCACATGTCCGGCAACCCGATCGTGGACGCCCGCTACGGCGCAGGGTTGATCGTACCGGCCCGTGATGTGCTTCACCTGCGCCTTCACACTCCGCGGCATCCGCTGCTCGGCGAAAGCCCACTTGCAGCGGCGGCACTGCAGCTGGCGGCTGGCAATGCCGCGTTGATGCAGCAGGTCAGGTTCTTCCTGAACCAGTCGCGCCCCTCGTTCGTGCTGAGCACCGATCAGATCCTGAAGGCGGAGCAGGTGCAATTTCTGCGGGACAGCTGGAATCAGCAGTCCGCAGGCATGAATCGAGGCGGCACGCCGATCCTAACCGCAGGCTTGAAGGCCCAGCCGATCGGCTCGTCGGCCAAGGATTCGGAGCTGGCCGACATGCTGAAGCTGTCCGACCAGGCGATCGCCAACGTCTACCGCGTACCTCTTCAGGTGCTCGGCATCGGCGGCACAACCTACGCCTCAACCGAAGCGCTGATGCAGTCGTGGCGCGCTGGCGGGCTCGGCTTCCTGTTGAACCACATCGAGGAAGCGATCGGTCTCCTGTTCAACCTGCGGGGGCAGCCCGACGAGTACCTCGAGCTGGATACGAGCGCACTGCTTCGCTCCGCGTTCAAAGACCGGGTCGACGGGTGGGTCGCAGGTGTGAAGGGCGGCATCTTCAGCCGCAACGAAGCCCGGCAGGACTTTGAGCAGGCGCCGGTCAACTTTGGCGACGAGCCATGGGTCCAGCAGCAGGACATCCCGCTTTCGGTCGCGGGCGAGGCGGCCAAGAACCCGCCTCCGCCCGCGCCGCCGCCGCCGACTCCGCCCGCCCAAGAGCCGACGCCGGAGCAAGAGCGCGCCGCGCTGGCCCTATTCGAGAAGGATCTTCGGGAGGCCCTGAATGCTTGATATCAAGGACCTCGCCGAGATCACCGCCCGCACCATACGCGAGCATGTCGACACGGTGCTGTCGCCGCTGCTGGCTGAGAATGAAGCCCTCGCTGAGCGCATCGCCCATCTAGAGGCGCGATCGCCAGAGCGCGGCGAGCGCGGAGAGCCCGGGGCGCCTGGCGAGGCGGGGCCAACCGGCGCACCTGGCGAACCAGGGCAGGACGGCCGCGATGCCGATCCCGAGATGGTCCGCGCCATGGTCGCCGACGCGGTTGCAGCTGCAATCTCAGCTATGCCGGTGCCGGAGCGTGGCGACGCCGGGCCCGTCGGCGCGCCCGGAGAACCGGGGCAGGACGGTCGCGATGCCGATCCTGAGCTGATCCGCACCATGGTCGCCGAGGCGGTTGCAGCGGCAGTTGCCTCGCTGCCCGCACCCGAGCGCGGACCTGCCGGTCCTGTCGGTGAGAAGGGTGACAAGGGCGAGGCGGGCGCAGACGGCGCTGGCATCGCCGACCTGCTGATCGATCGCGACGGCCATCTGGTGGCGACCTTTACCGATGGCCGCATGAAGAACCTCGGCCTCATCATCGGCCGCGACGGCAAGGACGGCGAGCACGGCGCCCCCGGCTCGGACGGTCGCAACGGCAAGGATCTGGACGGCATCGAGGTCATCCAAGACGGCGCGCTCCTGCAGCTTGCCTTCACCATTGGCGACGAGCGCTCGATCTATGAGCTTGAGCTTCACGCAGGCCCCCCGGGGAGGGATGGGCAGGACGCCTATATGGGTGAAGCCCGAGGTCTGCATGATCCCGAGGCAGTCTATCGGAAGATGGACGTCGTCAGCTTCAACGGCTGCGAGTGGCGCGCCAAGCAGGACGATCCCGGGCCGCTGCCCGGTGACGGGTGGATGCTCTCCGCGAGCAAGGGCAAGCGCGGAGACCGCGGCGATCCAGGGCCCGCAGGCAAGTCCGCTCCCGCGATCGTCGCGAGCTACATCGACACCGCCGCGCTGAAGCACGTCATCACGCTCGAGGACGGGACGGAGCTCAAGGCCGACCTGACCGAGTTCGCCCACACCCTCTCCCGATAATCGCAGGAGCCATCGATGGCCGACAACGTCACCACCCCCGTCGATGCCGGGAAGGTTCTCGCCTTCAAGGATATCGGCGGCATCCTCTTCGCCCTGAACCTGCTCGCTGACGCGACCGGGCAGGACGTCATGGGCCTTGTTTCTGCCAATCCCGCGGCGAACACCCTGCTCGGCCGCCTGAAGGTTATCGCCGACCTGCTCACCACGCAGAACGGCTATGTCGATGGCCTCGAGGCGCTGCTCGCCGCTGCAACGCCGGCGGGCGAGAACTATATCGGCCGAATCGGCGGCGATGTGCTCACCGCGTCTGGCAACACCCCGGCGGTGGCCACCACGGCCTATGCCAGCGGCAACGTCGTCGGTGGCTTGCTTACCTTCACAGGCGCGGCGCGCACGGCGGCGGGCTCCGGCTTGATCCAGGCCGCTTCCGTGCTGTCGAAGAGCGTGCAGACGGCCGCGCTCGACCTGCTGATCTTCTCGGCCAACCCCACCGCCTCAACCTTCACCGACAAGGCCGCAGTCGCGATCAACGCCGCCGACACGGACAAGCTCGTTGGGGTCATCCATCTCACCGACTGGTCGGCGCTCGGCACCGCCTCGATCGCGCAGGCCGTCAGCGCGGGCCTGCCGTTCAAGCTGGCGGCGGGCACCTCGCTCTATGGCGTTCTCGTTGCCCGCGCGGCGATCACGCTCGCATCGACGTCCGACCTGACCCCCTCGCTCCGGATCATCCCGGGCTGATCGGAGACGCGCCATGCTGTCGCATCTCATAGTCCTTGGGCTCCTCGGGGCGCCGAACGATGGCAGCGACATCGGCGCAGTCATCGCGACGCCCGACCGTACCGCGTCGATGCTGGTGATCCAGGCGACGGCCTCGCGCCCGACGTCCATCCCGCTGGGCGCGGCCGCCTGGCCGCAGCCGTATGATCCGGGCGATCACGCGCCTTATGCCATCAACTTCGCCGACCTCCTCGACGAGGGCGAGAAGATCGCGAAAATCGAGGCGATCAAGGTCGCGCCGGCAGCGGTGCTGCTCGGGATTTCGGTCGACGAAGCGTCTGGCTATGGCCCGATCATCGACGTGGCGGGCGAGAAGATCCAGCTCTGGTTCCTCGTCGACCAGGCCTATTGGGAATCCGCCTCCTTCGCTTCAGCCGGCGTGCTTCTGCCGTTCACGGTGCGGGTGCTCACCGACAGCGTTCCGCCCAAGCGGTATGAGCGCACGGCGGTCCTGACGGTGCGGCAACTGTGAAGATCGACAACGGGCGCCGTGCCCGCCTCGAGATCGCTGGCGTGTTCGAAGGCATCGCGGGTGTGCAGGGCAACAAGGCGTCGTTCCTGTCCAATCGCTCCACGGCGCGGCCGGAGAGCGTCAAGGGTGGCCTCCTGGACGGCAAGCCGGTCCTGCTCACCACCACGAAGGACGATGCGGGCCCCCTCTATACCGCTCGCTTCCAGGTGATCGAATGACGATCGAGGAGATGCGCGCAGCCGCCGGGCTGCCGGACACCGCCACGGAAGCCGAAGTCGTTGCAGCCTATGCAGCGTTGATCGATGACGGCCGCCCGGCGTCGCTGCCGATCGTCGAGCCGGTCACCGTCGAGCAGGTCCGCGCGCACTGCAAGATCGAGGAGGACGAGGAAGACGCACTGATCGCGCAGAAGATCAGGGCCGCGCGCGAATGGGTCGAGGACTATACCGATCGCGTCGTCGCGCAGCGCACCCTCGTTCAGCACTTCCGCGGATGGGGCGAATATCTCGGGCTCTACAGCCGCCCGGTCGTGTCGATCGATTCAGTCACCTACGACGGCACCGACGGCGCAGCGGCGCTCGCACGCGACGCCTTCTCACCCGCGCGCGATCTGCTGCGCATCTATCCGTCCGGTGGCGGCTGGCCCCGGCTGCGCGGCGGCGGCGGGATCACGGTCGCCTATACAGCCGGCTATGACGCGGGCGAGGTGCCCCAGTGCATGGTCGAGGCGATCATCGTGCTCGTCGCCGGCATGCTGAACGAGCGCGCTGGCTCCTATGACGCCGCCGAACGGGCCGCCGAGCGCCTGCTGGCGCGCCTGGTGCAGTTCGCGGTCTGATGGCGATCTTCGATCCCTCCAAGCTCAACCGCCGCGTGCGGATCGAACGCCCGGTCGCTGACGACAGCCTCGACGGAGCTGGCTCCGGCACTTGGGTGCTCGTGAAAGAGGTCTGGGCGGAGGTGCAGGATACTCTGCCCAGCCGCGGCGAGAAGCTGGCCGATGGCATCAATGTCGCGGCGCACCCAGCGCGGGTCCGCATCCGCTTCCGCGATGATGTGGCCTCCAACATGCGCCTGGTGCTGCTGCGCAAGAAGGTGCCCGAGCGCATCATGCAGATCATCTCGGGCCCGGCCGTGCTGGGCAACCGCGACGGCATGGAGATGATGGCGGAGGACTATAGGCCCGCCGGGAACTTGGCCTGATGGTGAAGGTGCGGGGCCGCGAGGAGGTGCGGCGCTACCTCGCTCAGCTCCCGAAAGAGATCGAGACCAAGCTGCTCCGCGGCGCAGGCCGAGCAGGTGGCAAAGTGCTCGCGGACGATGCGCGGGAGCGCGCCGCGGCCAAAGAGACCCGCGACGACATTGTCCTGAAGACTTCCAGCCGGGGCGGCCGGATCGTGGTGACGGTCACCGTTCGGGCGGGCTGGGGCTATTCCCTTGGCGTCTGGCAGGAGTGGGGCACCGAGCCTCACTTTATCCGCGTCGCCGAGGACCAACGACAGGGTCGTAGCGTCGGGCGCATCAACCAGCTCGCGAAGACGGGTTCCCTGGTGATCGGCGGCCAGTTCGTTGGCGACATTGTCTACCACCCCGGCGCGCGCCCTTCGCCGTTCCTCCGCCCGGCGCTCGATCTTCGTGGGGCTGACGCTATCGCTGCGGCGCAGGCCTACATCAACAGTCGGATCGTCGGCGGGAAGATCGTCGGCTCCGAGGAACCCGAGGACGCGGAATGAGCGACGGGCCGGAAGCGGCGGACATCGTGGGCGCGCTGCTGCGCGACTTCCCCGAACTCACTGCGATCGTCCCGATCGAGCGGATCAAGATTGGCACACTGCCGGAGGGCGCGCCGCTGCCTCAGGTGCTGCTCAGCACTATCAGCACGGTCGAGCGGAAGCCCCTGACGCGGGGCGAAGCCGTCCGCACCGTCGAGCGCCTGTCGGTCAAGGTGCGGGCCGACAACCTGCGCGATCAGCGCCTGCTGCGGCGCCTGATTGTTCGCTGCTGCGCTCACCGAACTGGCAATATCGGCGGCGGATCGGGCGTCTCGATCACCACGGATGGCGCCGGCCCCGAGGGCATCGGCCTGGGCGGGGCCTTCGAACGAACTCAGGACCTCCGCGTCAGCCACGACGTCGCGGTCTGAGCACCCAGAGGAGAAGACCATGAGCGACAAGAAACAAGGTTTCGTCCCGAAGTCGTTCCGCGATGCGGGCGAAGAGAAGGAATACGAGAAGGGTAAGACCTACGAGTTCACCGACGGTGAATATCGCAACTTCAAGGCGGCGGGCCTGATCGAAGATCCGAAGACCGCCGCTAAGGCGAGCGACAAGCCCACCGCCTGACCAGTTCGGCCGCGATCTGCGGTTGATCCCCCGCCGGCGACGCCGGCTCACCACCAAGGAGTAGAACCATGGGTCTCCAGACCGGAGCCGGGGCGTCGATCGCAATCTCGGTTGCTGCCCCGGCCACTTTCGACGCTACCGGCTATGCCGCGCTGACGTTCACCGAAGCAGGCAACTGCGAAAAGCTCGGCGCGATCGGCTCGACCTACGCCAAGACCGAGTTCCAGCCGCTCAAGGGCCCGAAGCAGAAGCTGAAGGGCAGCGCGGACTATGGCTCGCTCCAGCCGTCGTTCGCAATTGACGACACCGACGCCGGCCAGACGATCTTTCGCACGGCCGCCGACGATGAGACGAACGCGCTCTATTCGATCCGCGTGACCTACCAGAACGGCGCCAAGCGGTATTTCCAGGCGCGCGTGTTCGGCTGGCCGGAGACGATCGACGGCGCCGACCCCGTCGTCATGGCGAACCCGACCGTCGAGATCTGCTCGAAGATCGTGAAGGTCGCCGGCACCTGATCCTGCCCGGCGCCCGCGACGCCGGTACCTCTCTGCGCCAGCTCGCCGCGTGATCGCGGGATGCGTGACGGGCTGGCGCACCAATCCCGCGAAAGGCAATTCCCATGGACGTTTCGAAGCTGAAGGCCGCCCCGACGGCGACCATCCACATCAAGAGCATGGACGGCGAACCCCTGTACGAGGGCGACAAGCCGATCCTGATCAAGATCCACGGCCCGGGCAGCCGTGCTTACGGCACCGTCGACGCCCGGCAGACGGCGCGATCGATGAAGCGCTACAACGACAACGAGGGCAAGGTAACGGCACCGACGGCCGAGGAGCGCCAGGCGGAGCTGGCTGAGGATCTCGCCGACGTCACCATCTCCTTCGATGGGCTCACCTGCGGCGAGCTGACCGGCCGCGAGCTCTTTCTGGCCGTCTACGGCGACCCCGAGCTCGGCTATATCGCGAAGCAGGTGAACAAGACCCTGGGCGACTGGGGAAAGTTCAAGCCCGCCTCGCCCAGCAACTGACGATCTACGTCCGGCACATGGCGTGGCTCAATGCCACGCCAAAGCCTGACGAGGCGACCAAGCGGGCCAAGGCGGGCGAGCGCGAAAAGCGCCTGAGCCGAATTGAGCAGCTGAAATGCGACGGCATCAAGCCACAGATGCCGCCGAACCCCATGCCGCACGTCGTCAATCGGCTTGTCGAGATCGGTCTGACCGGCTCGAACGGCATGGGCCCGGTTCCACTCAGCTGGCTGGAGATCGACGCGTGGTCCCGGCAAACCGGCATTGACCTGATGCCTTGGGAGGCTCGCCTCCTGCGCAGCCTGTCAACCGCCTATATCGCGGAGGGAGGGCGCGCCGAGAGCGAGAACTGCCCTCCACCGTGGCGGGCTGAAGTCACCGCGCGTGAACGGCAGATCGCTGAGGATCGCCTTAGGATGGTGCTGGGGTAACAGCGCGTGTATGTCCCCTAGCTCGTCTGGGGAGCCGATCATGCGCGCACTATTTCTTGCCATCTCCTTTGTTGTGGTTCCGGCAATGCCTCAAAAGGCAGGCGCACCCCTTAAGCCTTTCGAGTTCCGTGGCTTCGTAGCAGGCCAAAAGATGAGTGCTGAGCAAGAAGCTCATTGCCGAAAGAGTGATTTCGGCCCGACCTTCTGCGAGGATCAAGGCGACAATAAAGTAGCCGGCGTCAACGTCATGTCGGTATATATCAGCGCCAGCAATGGCATGATCTCTAATGTCGGCATTGCAGCCGACCCTATCTTCTTTGACGTTCTGACCAGCGCGTTCAAAGAGAAGTATGGCGCCCCATGTAAAAGTTATGTCAGCAAGTGGGTTGGTGAACTCGGTAATAGCCGACCTAACCCGACCATGGTCTGGTGCTTTAAGAGTGGTAAGCTCACGGCCAAAATGTACGGGGCGCGGCTGGACGTGTCGGAAATCGACTACCGAGACGACAATCAACCGGTCTACGCTAAGGCTAAGTCCGCCATAGACTTCTAGGCCAGCGAACCAAAAGCCAACACAAAGAAGGGCGGCTCCGGTGGGGCCGCCCTTCTTCGATATTGGAGGCCATCCGATGGATGACGGCACCCCGGCGCTTGGCGTTGGCTTCGAAATCGACGCCGAAGGTGCCTTTGGCAACCTGAACCAGCTGGACGGCCGCATCGACGAAAGCGTGGCGAACGCTATCGCTGAGTTCGAGCGCGTGAAGCGCGCGACAAGGGGCGCGGTGGACCTCGCGGGTGCGACGGCGGACATGCGGCTCTTCGGATCGGCAGTGTCGCGTGAGGCGCAGTCCGCTGCTCGCGAACTCCAGCGCATCGAAAAGGCTGGCGAGTCCTTGTCGCGACAGCTCGAACGACAGGCCTCGACGTTTGGTAAGACGCGCGAGGAAATCCGAGCGACGAAGGTCGAGACGGCAGCGCTTGCTGCTGAGCAACGGGGCCTGACCGAACTGGCAGATCGTCTCCGCTCCCAGCAGGCTGCACTCGCTACTGTGGAGGCGGAAGCGGCGGCTGCGGCCGAGCGCAAGGCGCGCGCGGACCGGGAAGCTGCAGCTGCCGCCCGCTCGGCAGCAGAAGCTCAGGCGTCGTTGGCGCGCGAGGCTCTGCAGCTGCGTGCCTCGCTCGACCCGATGTTTGCCGCTCAGCAGCGGTTCAACAGCGCGATGGAGCAGGCGGATCGCCTCTTCGGCGCCAACGTGATCAGTGCCCGCGAATATGCAGCGGCCCAGGATCTGGCGCGCACCGAACTGCAGCGACATGCGCAGGCGGTGGCCGGTACCAGCGTTGCGCTCGAGCAGTTGGCGGAACAGGAGCGCCGATCGGCGGCGGCGGCGCGCGAGGCCGCGCAGGCCGAGCAGCAGCTTGCCCGGGAAGCGGCCCAGCTACGCGCTTCAATCGATCCCATGTTCGCGGCCCAGCAGCGCTTCGACCTTGAAATGGAGCGGGCAGAGCGACTGTTCGCGGCGAACGCGATCAGCGCGCGTGAATATGCCGCAGCTCAGCAGGCAGCCCGCACCTCCCTGTATCAGCATGCCCAAGTGGTCACAGGCGCAGCTGCCAGCCTGGCGCAGCTCGCCGAGCGGGAGCGGGCCGCCGCGGCGGCGGCGCGCGAAGCGGCGGCGGCGCAGCAGCGGTTGGCATCGGAGGCGGTACAGCTGCGCTCCGCGATCGATCCGATGTACGCGGCCCAGCAGCGGTTCGATTCCGAGATGGTTCGCGCCGATATGCTGCTCGCCCAAGGGGTCATCAGCCAGCGCGAGTACGCGCAGGCGGTGCAGCTGGCACGGAACAGCCTCTATGCGCACGCGCAGGCGGTGGCCGGTTCCAGCGCCGCGCAACAGCGCGCGATTGCATCGCTCGGCGCCGGGCGGATGGCGATGCAGGGGCTTTCCTATCAGGCGCAGGACACCTTCACCCAGCTCAGCATGGGAGCGAATGTGTTTTCCGTCCTTGCCATTCAGGGCGGCCAGGCAGCCGGCGCGTTCGCCTTCATGGAGGGACGCGCAGGGAGCTTCGCGCGGTTCATGCTGGGGCCGTGGGGCTTGGCCATCACAGCCAGCATGCTTGTGCTCGGCGCTCTCACCAAGGGGATGTTCGAGAACGGCGAGGCTGCGAAAGAGGCCGCGGCGGGCATGAAGAAGTTCCAGGACCGTCAATCGGACATCGGAAATTTCATCGATGAGACGACCGGCCGGCTGAAGGAGCAGAATCGCGAACTCGTTATCAATGCGATCCTTACCCGCCAGCGCAAGATCGACGAAAACAAGCAGCAGATTGCCGACAGCCAGAAAAAAGCGTTCGACCGGGCAACCTGGGCGGGGATTGCGCAAGGCGCCGCAGCTCCTGGCACGTCGCTGACCGGTATGGCTTTCAAAGACGACACGGATATTCAGCGAGTCGTTAAGGCGGCTGGCAACGACACCGCCAAGCTCGTGGAAGGCCTCTTTGCCCTCGCAAAAGCGAGACCGGAGCTGGCAAAAGTGGCCCTTGATGTCAGTTCGATCGGCGGACAGGCCGTGCTGGCGCAGCGCGAGAACGAAGCGCTCAGCAAGGAACTGCGGGCGCTCAACGGCGATACCAAGGCGCTGGCCAACACCTCGCTGACGGCAGTCAACCGGCAGGCTGCGCTGCTCGCCGCCCGCACGCCGCTGGAGAAGGCTCGCGCGCAACTGGCGATCGTCGAGGAGGGCGGAGCTGCGGCGGTCAAGGCCGGCGGCGCTGCTGTGACTGAATATCAGAAGCGTCTGGTATCGGCGACGCAGGCCGTGCGCGACGCGGAAGACGCGGAGAAGAAGCGCAACGCCTCCAATCGTGTAGCGGCGTCCGCGGCGCGCCGTGAGGAGAACCTCGCCGAGAAGCTCGCGCGCGAGGCAGCCTCGACGGAGGCGCAGACCCGCAACCTTTACCAGCTTGCGACCGCATATCAGAAGTCCGGCGGCGCGGCGCTGATCGCGGAGGCCCGCGTGAAAGCGGAGTCCCAGGCGATCAAGGAGCGCGGCGATATCGACGCCTTCGCGGCGCGGCAAGTCGACCTCGTCATCGCGCAGCGTGTGGCGGACGCGGCTAAATCGACCGCGGCGATCCGTGACCAGGTCGCAGCGCAGGAAAGCGTAAATGCCGCCGTGGCGGCTGGCACGGTACCAGCCTCCGAGGCTGCGCAGCTTGTGCGGGATCAGATTGCCGATCTTCCGCTGCTCTCGGCGCTACAGGCCAAGCGCGCGCAGGGCGATGTCGCAGGCGCCATCGCGATCGGGAAGGCTCTCGACGAGCAGGGCGCTGCGAGGGATCGACTGACTCGGGCAGAAGCCCGCGGCCGGCTTGCTAGCGCAGCTCAGTCCGGCGCCGACCATCTGGCCGAACTTCGCGAAGAAATCCGTCTGATCGGCGCGACTGATGAGGCTCGGGCGCGCTCGCTCGCGGAGTTCCGCGCGCAGCAGGACGTGTCGGCGATGAAGGGCATCGATCCTGCAGAGGCTGCTGCCTATGTCAAACTGATGGGCGACATCGCGGCGCAGACCGAGACCAACCGCGCGGCGCAGGATGCCTACAACGATTCCCTGACCTTCGCCGCTGACAAGTGGGACCTGATCGCCCGGAACATTGACCAGGCAGGGCGCGGGCTTTCCGATGCCTTCGGCGAAGCCGGAAGCGCGGTGGGCGATCTGGCGACCGCGTATGCGGGTTTCCAGGCCGATCGTGCTCGCCTGGATGCTCAGCATGAGGCGCAGCTCAAGCGGTGGCACGGCAATGAAGCGCAGACGGCGCGCGAGAACCAGAAGTATGCGCTCGAAACCTCCATGCTTCAGGTCGGCGCCTATGGCGACATGGCCCAGGCGGCGAAGGGCTTCTTTGGCGAGGGTACCGCAGGCTATCAGGCGCTCGCCGCTGCGGAGAAGGCATTCCGCGCCGTCGAATTTGCCCTATCCGTCCGCGCGATGGCGCAGGACGCTGCCGAGACAGTCAGCGCGATCGCCAAGAGCGGCGCGCGGGCCGCGGCCCACGGCGTCGAAGCTGTGGCCAAGGCCATCGCGTCGCTACCATTCCCGCTCAACATTGCCGCCGGCGCGGCGACTGCGGCGGTGATCGCCTCGCTCGGGATCGCGATCGGCGGCGCGTTCGGCGGGTCTGGCGCGAAGCCTGCGCCATCGAACACCGGCGCCGGCACGGTCCTGGGGGACACCTCGGCGAAGAGCGATAGCGTCAAGCGTGCCATCGACGAGCTGAAGTCGGTCGACACGCTCACCAACGTCTACTCGCGCCAGATGCTCGCCTCGCTCAAGTCGATCGATAGCCAGATCAGCGGCGTCGCGTCGGTGATCGTGCGCGGGGGCGACATCAACGCCAGCGCTGGCGTCACGCAGGGCTTCAAGACGAACACGATCGGAAAGGTCGCGTCGAGCATCATCGACCCGTTCGGCGTGTTCTCGAAGATTCCGGTGCTGGGCGACATCATCGGCGGTATCAAGGGCGTGATCAGCAGCCTGTTCGGCACCCGCACGGACGTGACCGGAAGCGGCATCTATGGCGGACCTCAGTCCATCGGCAGCATCAACGCCGGCGGCTTCAACGGGCAGGCCTATTCGGACGTCACCAAGACGAAGAAGTTCCTCGGCATCGTCTCTGGCCGGTCCTACTCTACCGAATACGGCGCGCTCGATCCGAACCTGTCGAACCAGTTCACGCTGATCCTCCGCAGCTTCAACGACGCGATCAAGGCCGCGGCCGTGCCGCTCGGCGAATCGACCGACGCGATCCAGCAGCGGCTGAACGGCTTCGTGGTGAACATCGGCAAGATCGACCTGAAGGGCCTCACCGGCGAGCAGATCCAGGAGAAGCTGAACGCGGTGTTCGGCGCGGCCGCCGACAATATGGCCACCGCCGCCTTCCCGCTGATCGCGCAGTTTCAGAAGGTTGGCGAGGGCGCCTTCGAGACCCTGGTGCGCGTCGCGTCGACCGTGGAGCAGGTCAGCACTTCACTCGACCTGCTCGGCACCAGCACGCGGAACCTGGGCGTGGGCGCAAAGCTGGGGCTGGCCGATCAGTTCGACAGCGTCTCGGCGCTGAACGACGCCGCCACGGCATACTTCCAGGCGTTCTACACCTCGGAGGAGCAGGCGGCCGCCAAGACGGCGCAGATGGGCAAGGTGTTCGCCAGCCTCGGCCTCGCCGTGCCGGCGACCCTCACCGCGTTCCGCCAGCTGGTGGAGGCGCAGGATCTCACCAGCGCCGCGGGCCAGGCGACCTATGCCACCCTGCTCAAGCTGGCGCCGGCATTCGCCGACCTTCAGCAGTCGCTGCAGGGCGCGAAGAGCGCGGCCGACATCATGAGCGAGCGGCAGGACCTGGAGCGCCAGATGCTCGAGCTGCAGGGCAAGACGGACGAGATCCGGAAGCTCGACCTCGCCAAGCTCGACGCCAGCAACCGCGCGCTGCAGCTGCAGGTGTGGGCGATCCAGGACGCGCAGGAAGCCGCCAAGGCCGCCGATGAGCTGCGCCAGGCGTGGAGCTCGGTCGGCGACAGCATCATGGACGAGGTGAAGCGGATCCGCGGCCTCGGTGACGTGGGCGGCGCCAACACCTTCGCCGGCCTGCTCGGCCAGTTCAACGCGGCCACCACGGCCGCGCGCGGCGGCGACCAGGACGCGGCAAAGTCGCTGCCCCAGCTGTCGCAGGCGCTGCTCGCCGCCGCGGCCAACGCCGCCACCAGCCGGCAGGAGCTGGCCCGGGTGCAGGCGCAGACCGCCGCCAGCCTCGAGGCGACCTATGGCGCTATCAACAAGCTCGGCACCACCGCCACGGCGACCAGCAACAGCGCGCTGCTTGCGGCCGCTGCCACGGCGCAGACGGCGACCTCGGGCTCGAACGACAACACCGCCACCATCGCCGATCTTCGTTCGGCGATCGCGGCCCTCACCGACAAGGTGGAGCAGTTGCGCAACGACAATAACGCCGGGCACGCCGCGACCGCCGGCAACACCGGCAGCATCAACAAGAAGCTCGCCCTTGCCCAGGACGCCGCAGGCGGCGTCGCGATCGGCACGAAGGCGGTCGCGTGAAGGTCGTTCGGCCTCTCCCGATCAGCCTTACCGCGTCGTCCGCCCCAGAGGCCGACTATGCGGCTTGGGATGCCGGCACCACCTACGCGCTCGGCGCGAGGGTGATCGTGCCAGCGCTTCACCGCGTGTTCGAGAGCGTGGCCGGGGGCAACGTCGGTCATGCGCCGGCGGCGGGCGGGACCGCCTTCTGGATCGATGCAGGCCCGACGAACCGCTGGGCGATGTTCGACGCGGCGGCTGGCCCCGCGACCAGCGCGGCGGCTGCGATCGTCGTCACGCTGGCGCTGCCGGACGCGGTCGATGCGATCGGACTGGTTGACCTGCAGGCGGCAAGCGTGCGGATGCAGATCTCGGCGGGCGGGGTGACCCTGCTCGACAGCACCCGCGGCGCGCCCACGGCGTGCGAAGTGTTCCTCGGCCTCCCGGCGGGCACCGCGCGCTCGGCGACCATCACGATCGCGCCCACCGGCGGCGCCGCAGTCGTGGGCAAGTTGATCACCGGCACCGCGCTGGACCTGGGCACGCTGGCCGACGCGCCGACGGTGGGGCTGACCGACTTCAGCCGACGCGAGACGGATGCCTTCGGCGTCACCACCATTGCGGAGCGCGGCTGGACGAAGCGGATCGAGGCCAAGTGCCTGATCGACGACGCGGCGGTCGACAGCATCCAGCGCCAGCTGGCCGCTATCCGCGCGCAGGCGGCGCTCTGGATCGGCGAGGGCGACTTCCCCAGCCTGATCACATACGGCTTCTACAAGGATTTCTCCCAGGTGATCAGCCTGCAGGGCGTCAGCACCTGCTCGCTGTCGATCGATGGGCTTCCGGCTGCCGACATCGCCGTGCCGCTGAGCGATCCGGCGCTGGACGGCGCCAGCGACTTCCGCGTCGTGCGGCCGGTCGCGCTGACGGACGCGGCGCTGCTGGCGTCCAGCGTGCCGGAGGACGACTATCCGCTCTATTCGGCAAGCACCGCCTACGTCGTGGGCGCGCGCGTGATCCTGCCGGCCACCCATCGCGCCTACGAGAGCCTCACCGCCGGAAACGCCGGGCACGATCCGGCGACGGACGCCGCCAACTGGCTGGATCTCGGGCCCACGAATCGCTGGGCCATGTTCGACCAGGCGCTCGGTACCGCGACCGTCGCGACCGGCTCGCTCGTCGTGCAGCTGAAGCCCGGCACCTTCGCGGACACGATCGCGGTGCTGGACGCGGTGGGGGTGACCGTGCGGGTGCAGGCGCCCGGCTATGATCAGACCCGCGCGATCGGCGGTGACGCCACCACAGCGCTGTTCCTGGATCTGGCGCTCGCCGCTGGCGACGCGGCAACGGTGACGATCGCCGGGGCAGATGCTGGCGCGGCCGTCGCGGTGGGCACGCTGCTGATCGGCGCGCGGGAAGGGCTGGGCCGCCTTGCGGACGAGCCGACGATCGGTGTCCTCGACTTCAGCGTCAAGGAAACCGACGACTTCGGCAACACGGTACCGCTCGAGCGCGCCTGGGCGAAGCGGATGGAGGCGAAAAGCCAGATCGCGACGGCAGGCGCGGACGCACTGCTCCGCCGCCTGGCGACCCTCCGCGCCAAGCCGTCGCTCTGGATCGGCGCGGCCGAGCTCGACGCGCTCACGATCTATGGTTTCTTCCGCGATTTCACCGTTACGCTGGGCGAGCGCGTCAGCACCTGCTCGGTCACCATCGAGGGCATGGCCAAGGCCGCGGCGGACACACCCGGCGAAGGCGTTGCGCTCACCGCCTACCTGACCAACGAGGACCATACGGTCCCGGCGGACGCGGCGGGCAACGTCACCAGCTATGTCGGCGCGGGCGGCACGTTCATCATTCGCGACGGTGCCAACGAGGTGCAGTCGAGTTTCAACCTCACCAGTGCCGCTAACCCCCAGGGATTGGCAGTCATCTATGACGGCGCAACGTATGCCGTAACCGGCGGCATGGACGCGGGCGAAGATGCCGCCTCGCTGACGATCAAGGCGGTCGGCTTCGGGCCCTATTCCGGCATCACGGCCACCAAGCAGTTCACGCTCAACAAGTCGAAGGCAGGCGGCGCGGGCGCGGCGGCGAAGCTGCTGTCGATCCGGTCCAACCGGCAGACCATCTCCTACGACGGCAGCGGCGCACCGACGCCCGCCGACCAGACCATCACGTTCGGCGTGAACAAGCAGAACACCGCCGCGACCGTCTACTGGTCGATCACCGACGCGGCCGGCACGCCCGTCTCGCTCGTCTATCTCTCGGCGCCGACCGGCGACAGCGTCTACATCACCGAGAACAACTTCCGCCTGGCGCGCGGCTCGACCAGCGGTGTCATCGTCACCGGCACGCTCACCGACGGCTCGACGCTCAGCGACTCGATCAGCGTCGTCGCGGTGCAGGCGGGCGCGAAGGGCGCGGACGCGGTCAACGGCTTCAACCGCCTGCGGAACACGCGGTTCGAGAACCTGCAGGGGTGGATTGTTGGTGGGTCCACATCTGGCGCCCACCTTGATCCGGGTTTTCCGCAAGTGGTCCAGGTGAACGGTTCCGTTCCAGCTATTAAGTGCGCTGGGTCGTTTGATGCTGGAGCGCTAGGCCAGCACGCCTATGTATTTTATCAAGATATTGCCGTGACTGGCGGGGAGTATCTTGCTGTACAAGCTGGCGTCGAAGGTCAGGGAGGCGGGTTGCATGATCAATATCTAATCATGCAGTATATTGATCAAGATAATATCTTTCTCCCGCAGGATAACTACGTTCAGCTCGTAAATGGCCCACAGCCATTCAATACAAAGCTGCGTGGAATAGTTCATGTTCCCACGGCAGCGGTGAAGATGCGGTTTCTTCTAGTCGCCAACTCTGCGTCGGACGGTGGTCCTGTAACAGCGCTGCTCACTGAGCCGATGGTAAGCACCGCGACCGCGGCGCAGACGACGTTCCCGCCATACTCGCCGGGCGTATCCGACGGCGCGGCTGGCCCGAAGGGCGATACAGGAGGCCAAGGCAATCCGGGGCAGCCCGGCGCGCCGGCGCTTTACCTCAAGGTGACGCGCAAGGCCGTGGGGCTAGATTCCTACGCGAACGGCGGCGTGAAGAGCTACGACAATGCGAACGGCTTCTTGTCGGTCTGGCTTGGCACCCAGGACGTCACTGGCGGCGCGATCCTGTCCGTCCTCGCCGACGGCTGCTCCGGCACGATCAACACCGACTATGGCAATCCGGTCCCGGGCCAGCCCAAGGGCTTCTATCGCGTGACCTCGATGAGCGGAGACACCGCCGTCCTCAACCTGTACGCCTCGTACAACGGGCAGCAGATCAGCGAGACCTTCTCGCTGGTGAAGCAGAAGGGCGGCTATGAGATCGTCGGCGCGCTGCCGAACGGCGACCTATTCGAGGGGCGCATCGTCTACCTTTCCACCGACAAGAAGCTCTACCGCTTCGACGGCAGCGGGTGGAACCGATCGGCCGACGGGGCAGACATCGCTCCCAACTCGATCACCACCAACCAGGTCGCGGCGGGCGCGATCCAGGCATATCAGATGGCGGTCACCCAGTTGGACGCGATCACTGGACGCATCGGCCTGCTGCGCACCTCCACGGTAGGGGCGCGCAGCGAGCTTTCCGACAGCGGCCTCCGGATCTTCGCGGGCAACAACGCTCTGGCGATCAAGCTGGCCGTGCCCTGACGTGGCGATGTTCGAGCTCTATGACTATGCCGGTACCGGGCAGGTCATCCTCACCGAGAATGATCTCGCCGGGCGCTTCATCTTCTATCAGACGATCAGCGGCGCGGGCTCTCTCACCGACGACCGTTTCGCTGCGCCGGCGCAGCTGACCTATGTCTTCCTGCCGCTCGACTATTTCTCTCCGGTCGGCCCGCAGGTCAGCCAGTCCGGCACCACCGTCAGCTGGACCGCAGCGAACGGTATCCTGTTCCTGGGAGTGGTGTGATGAGCCTGGCGGAGATCCGCGACCCGGCAACCAATCGCATCCTCTTCGATGACCGGGCAATCTCGCTCCACTGCATCCAGAAGGGCACGCACTCCACCGCAACCAACCCCCTCGTGGCAACGGTGGGCACGCAATCGGAGCTGCGCTTCGCTCCCGGCGTCACCAGCGCGCCGCTCCTGGCATTCCGCCCACGCGGCCAGCGCGCGACCGTCGCGCAGCTGACCCGCTTCCCGGACGGCACCTGGAACTATCGGTTCATGTGCACCGGCCCGGCGGGCTCCTTGATCGACTGGTGGCTCTTCTCGCCCGCACCGCCAGCAGATGGCCTGTTCGAGGTCTATAACCCCGACACCCTCGAGCGGACCTTCAGCGCCGGCATTCGCTCGATGATCCAGAAAGGCACCACGCTTGGCGGACAGCGCGAGTTTCCTGCCGACGCGGGCCGCACCTTCGCCGCTCTGCAGGGCAACCTGAGCGGCCGGCGAACCTCGTTCCCGGTCGAGAACGGTTCGGGGCAGACGCGGTGGTTTCAGCGGTGGACCTGGGATTCGGTTGTGACGCGCGCCGATGGCGGCATCGACATCGCCGGCACCGTCCTCGACCAGGCGAACAGCGGCACGGTCAACCAGCCCCCCGACCAGATCTTCTCGCCGACCAATTTCACGATCGTCGACGTCACCTTCTGCTGAAAGGCCAGCACTATGTTCGTTCTCGCCAAGCCGATCCCCGGCGGGGTGGTCACCCAATACCACGCGGTCATTCGCGTCGAGCTCACCGCCGACGGCGCGACGGCGGTGGTCAACAGCTATGCCGCGCCAGAGATGGCGCTGCTGACCTGGCAGAGCACGCCAACGCTCCCCGCGAGCGTGCCCTTCTCCTCGCTGGCCGACGTGGAGGCGATCCTCGTCTCGCCCGGCAACGAGTTTGCCGGCGGGACCATCATCGACCCCGCCGCCGCCGACCTGTCCGCCGGACGCGCGCGGCTTTGGGGGGCGGTGAAGGCTGGTCGGGATGCATGCGCCGCCGGCGGCTGCGAAACGCCGCTGGGGCGGGTGGATAGCGACGAGCGCAGCCGGATCCTGATCGCGGGCGCGGTGCAGATGGCGCGGATCGCGCTTGCGGCCGGCGAGCCGTATTCGGTCGACTGGGTCATGGCAGACAACCAGCCCAAGGCGCACGACGCTGCCGCGATGATCGCGCTAGGCATGGCGGTCGGCCAGCACATCGCGGACTGCTGGGAGCGCGCGCAGACCCTCCGCGCGGCGATCGACGCCGCCGATACCGTCGAGGCCCTTGCCTCGATCGACATCATCAATGGCTGGCCGGGGGCGGCCGCATGAACATCACCATAAAAGGGGCAATGCCGATGACGCCGGTGTTTGAGACGGTGCTGGCGAAATACGGCTGGATCCTGATTGGGATCACGTTCGGGTTCGCGGCAAAATACGCGCTGCTGCTGAAGCGCGGCGTACAGGTGAAGGCGCGGCTCGTCTTCGCTGACCTGCTCTTGCTGCCGCTGGTGGCGCTGATCGCCTACTGGCTGGCAACGCGCGCAGGAGTGGAGGCGGAGGCGGCGGCGCTCTTCTCGGCCTTCTCCACGGTTGGCGCCGACCGGTTGGTCAAGCTGCTCACCGACCGCTTCCTGCAGCGCGTCGACAGCGAGGCGGCGGCGATCGCCAACAACATCGTGGGCACCGCGCGAAACACTGCGCAGGCCGAGCTCTCCGCCCTTGCTGTGGTGGAAGCTGCACACGAGGGGCGCGCTCCGGCGGAATATGTGGCCCTGAAGCCGCGCCCACAGTCGCCCAAGCTGGACGGCTGACCTCCTCCAACCCCGGAGAAATTCCATGGACATGACGACGCTGCGGCGGCGGCTGGTGGCGCTTGGCTATCAGCCGGGCGCCGAGGGCGCGCCCTTCGGCCCTGCCGATCGCGAAGCCATCCTCTCGGCAATGACCGACGGGCCCGACTATCGCTTGGGCGAGCACGACATCGACGACGCCGCCGACCGGCTGAAGGTCGACCCGGCCGCGGTCTGGGCGGTGTGGGATGTTGAGGGGAGCGCCTCGCCGTTCATCGACGGCCGCCCGACGATCTTGTTCGAGCCGCACCGCTTCAGCCGCGCGACCGCGCACCGCTTCGACGCCAGCCACCCGAAGATCTCGTCACGCACCTGGAACCGAACTCTGTACCCGGGCAGCCAGGTTGGGCGCTGGGCGCAGCTGCTCGAGGCGGTTTCGCTCGACGTCGACGCCGGCTTTGCATCGGCGAGCTATGGCGGCTTCCAGATCCTCGGCGAGAATTACGAGATATGCGGCGCGGTCTCTCCCTGGGCGTTCGCGCGCCAGCAATCGCAGACCGAGGCGGACCAGCTCGACGCCTTCCTCCGATTCGTCGAGGGCAGGGGCCTGGCACCCGCGCTGCGCGCCCGCGACTGGACGAAGTTCGCCGCCGGCTACAACGGCACCGCCTTCGCGCTGAACGCCTACGACACCCGCCTTGCGGCCGCGTACGCGAAGCGCCGCGCCGCGCGCGCCGCCTGACCCCCGGAGCAACCCATGAACCTGCTGATATATGTGTCGCTGGGGCTCGCCCTGGCGCTGGCCGTCGCGCTCGCCGTCCTCGGCGACCTCTCGCACAAGCTCGACGCGCTGCTCTCCACCACCGCCATCGCGGCGCATGTGACCGACAAGCAGGGGCAGCCGCGCGACCTCTCCACCAAGGACGCGATCGCGCAGATCCGGATCCTCGGCACCGCGGTCGACCAGGCGCGGAAGGCGAGCGCCGACGCCCAGGCCGCAGACGCCGCCCACGTCATCAAGGTCGAGCGCGCCGATGCGCAGACCAATCAGGAGGTATCCACCGATGTTCTCGCGAAATTCGATCGCGTGCAGGCTGAGCTTGCCGCTTCTCGTGCTCTCGCTGCTCAGCGCATGCGCGAGCTCGCCGCGGCCCGCGCCGATCAAGGTGGTGGCGGAGCGCCGGCAGGCACCGAAGATCCCGACGCCACCTGCCGCGCTCACTTCGCCGCTTCGTGTGACGAAGTTCTTGCCCTCCTCGCGGAAGCCGAGCGCAACACCGCCGTCGCCCTCGGCTGGCAGGCCTTCTGGGCCGGAATAGCCGCGAACCACGCCGACGACGCCGAGGCGGCCGAGTGA